ATCATTTGTTATATCTTAAATAAGCTTAATAAGGATGTGAACTCTGAAGACTGCCATGATAATATGACATCTACATCTGGTCTACTTAAACGCAAGAAGGTCGGAAATGTTGAATATGAGTGGTCTACTCAAGACACTACTGCGTCTAAAACTGCGACCCTATATTCAGATTTGCATGACCTTGGTATGCTCGATGAAATCATGGCTATTTCAAGATGTTATTTAGCAACACAAGAGGAGGTATTAGGCGATGTCGTGTAAAAATTGTGGTAATTCAAATAGAGTTAATAACCAAATCCCTGTGATTGAACCTGTTTCATACACACCAGAACAGGTGGTTGGAAAATCTGATACAGACGCAAAAATCCGTGTCCGATATTACGGTGGCGGAACAATGGCTAAAAAAGTAGCAAAATGTGCCACCTGTGGGGCGGCGAAAGGTGCATATGCTCGTGTCACCAATGAAATGATTATGTTCGCTTCAGATGATGCCCCTAATGGTATGTTTGAACAAATGGTTGAAGCAGGTCGTGATTACTGGGTCACTGAAAAACAAGCTGAGTATTTATTAGCCTTAACTTACACCAACCAAGCTGGGCAGGTTGTGAACAAGTTCCAACAGGTAATTGACTAGAGCTTTACTGTCGTGCTATGTGTAGGTGCCTTTGCCTCATTAGCACGATTTTTTATGCCGTCATAAATACAACGAATACAGGTGTTAAACTCAATCCCCAATGCTAATGACACCACCCCAGCGAACACCTCAAATGATTTATGCAGGTTAATATCGCCAACTGCGTTGTTAAGCACATCTGCGGTTTCTTGAGCTAATACAAGCTTCAATGAGGCGTGCTTTAACAAACAACGACAGTCTTTCTGTGCTTCAGGAATTGTGTCAAATAGATAGCTCATCTCGGTGTCGTATGCTTCATAAGCTAGTTCTCTAATCTTGTGATAATGAGCAATCTTATCTGTTAAGTCTCTGATTAAATCCTCATCTAGCCCAGCATTTTCAATGTCTTTCTGAAGATATTGTATCTTCTCATAACAATGGTTAATAATCGCCATGTTATGTCCAATCTCGAATAGCCAGTCCATTAGCCATGGTCTCTTATCTAATTTGTAATCTTTTGTATCAAGAACTTTGTTTTCATCCATGGTTTCATTATAAAACAAAACAGACTTCTTCGACATATAATGAAAATATGAACGGTACGAAACCTATCAACAATGCCAGCAATCAAATCTCGATTATTCGGAAACAGATATATAACAATATTCCGATGTTCGATGATGAAAAAATAGAAGCCCAGAACAAGTGGGTTAAGCTTTATGATTTAAGGTGTATTGACGGCGACCCAGGTGTCACTGCTCGTATTTATGAGTTGGAGAACGACCCAAACTATAAAAATCAAAATACGACATCGTACTACAACTTCAGTTTTGACTCTGCCCACCAAATGGTTAAGCCCCCTTACGATATTAAGGAGGGTGACTATGTTGCGTTCAAACAACAGACAGGCGATGAAATTAGTTTGTGGAAAATTGTAAAAAGAGAAACTGTCCAATTATTCCATAACTGTTGTGTGTATATCATCACCTGCAATGCTACTACCCCTCGTGAATTAGAACGCTTTATGGAATGCGGTGTATATACCAATATTAGCGATGAAGAAGTTGAATTTTTAGGAAAGGTTGATTATGTCTAAAACTGTTGCACTTGCTGAAAAATTCATATGGAACAACCTGAGGATGTATCTTCTCACCCATAAAACCTGTTTGTTAGATAATTTATTGGTTGTCAAATTTCCTGAGTCCTTAGTGCCGTCGGTTAGATATGGTAATGACTTTGTCGCTGAGATTGACAAGCATATTGGGCTAGGGTCATATGTAAATAACCAACCTACCCAATTCTCAAGACTTCCGTATATCACGGTGAATATTACCCCTATCGCTGGTGGCAGATGTAATACTCGTGTCGTGATAGGCTTTGAGATTGTTTACACTACTGATACCCCAACTCAAGCTGGACATAAACAAATCCCTGTAGGAAACTCTAGCGAGTCTGTCGCTTCGTTCAAGGCAAATATCATGAGTGCATTAGATGAACTGATGTACGATGCGACTGATGAAATTCATTATGGACAGGTATCATTTTTTGACGCTTTAAGGGAACAAACAATAACCCACCCATTTAATGGTCAGACAAAAAAGTGGACATACGATATTTGGGGACAGGTCGATGATAGTGTCGATGTTTCTGAGGTTTATCAACTAAAAAGGGAAGACAGGTCATCTGCTATGTCTGTGTTCTCTGTTGTATATACAATGGATTTGAACAGGCTAAAAGGCCATGATGTCGATTGTGGCTGTTAGAAAGTAATTTCTAGTGGTTTGATATAAACAAATGATTTCTTGTCTAGTTGATTGCCAGTAATCTTTACCGTGTTTTTGCCAGGAACAATCTCGAAGTATGGAATATTGGTGACTTTTGTATCAGGAATAATTGACCTTACATAATTCCACTCACCAACAGTCCCTGCTTTTCTTTGGTATAAACCAATGCCTACGCCAAAACCAGCTACAATCATTGTGTTCTTATCATAAGTGCCTTTGAGGGTGACCGTGTCGTTATTGACTGTGATGGTAGGATTAACAAAAACCCCTCTTAACCTTATCTGGACTGCGGTGCTAGGTAGGTCTGTCATTGAACAAAATGAGATTGTTGTTTCATTAACAGCATCTCTATTTTTTAGACGATATTTATCGCCCCATCCTGCATCATAACAGAAGAAGTTCTTCTCTAGCCCACAGTCATATCTGATATGAAATTGCTGAGGACACCTTGCACCTAATAGATTAGTAATCTCTGTACGAGACCATGAACAAAGAGGTTTGTATTCTGCATCGACAGGCACCTCTGGCTCAACGGTGAAACATGGTAAGCATCTATCTTTACCTGTGATGTCGCATCTAGCATCTTCATAAGACCAACAATATTCATTATCGAAGTTGATAAAACGAGATGGGCAATACTGTGCAAGAAATGTTCTTGTCTTCCATGCGTATACCCAATAACCGTCGATTAACTCAAATGTCACAGATAATGTGATTTTATCTTCACCGATAGAAGCAATAGACTCATTGACTGACAACACACGAGCGTTAGCCCAGATAATCTCTCCACCATTTTGGACTGCCCATAATTTACCTGAACGGGCTAGCTGTCGTTTAATGAAGCGTGCATAGCGAGGTTTGTCGCCACAGGCAATCTTCTTAAAATCAAAAGACAATGTCGCATCAAATTGGGCAGCATTAAGTACCCCATACTCGCCTAAATGCCCATAATAATTACCGTGTTGATGACTAGTATAAGGGGTCGATGTACCTTTGAAAGACGCTGTATAGGTCTGTTCCTGAATTTCACCAAATGGAATAGGAAGGTTATTGAATTGCAACAACCTCTTATATACCTTTAGCGATTTATTTACATCACTCATGCCTAAATTATACTATCGGTCAAAAGGGATGTTTTTTTCTTTCTGGTAGTTAGCAATTGCTACTAATAATTTCGATTTGTTGATGAACTTATCTACTGAAGATGCGTCTTCTTTGATATATGTTCCGTATGGGGTTGGTGATAGCTGATAAAAGTTATTGGCAGCTGTCTTGCCTAAGATGATGTCGCTTGTTCTATCTATTAGACCTAATACTTTATAGAACATTTCCGTTGAGTCTGTTTCATAGGTGTCGCTATACATATCTAATCGCCTGAACTCTGTAATTTTATTTTCAAGAGGGTTATAAGCGACGATAACACGATAAAATTTCTTCACTTGAAAGGTACTCCTTTTTATGTTCTTATTATAAGACACTTACCAAAAAGAAAAAAGAAACAACTATTCCAAAATTATAATAAAGGTATGGCATACACATCAAAATCTAAAATCAATCTAGGTAAATACACCCCAGGTTCAGGGTGGAAAGATTTTGATGAGGCATTAACTATCACCATGGGAAAATCAATGGCGTTTATGGAATTCAATGCTAGGCGCTGGGCGAAACAAACGCTTGAGGAATTAAAGAAAAATGTACCTGTCGACACAGGTAATTTACGAGACTCTATTGAAATTGAGGATGAATTGAACACAGAGGGGTATATCATCGTGGGTGTGAACGAACAAAAGCTTATCGGCCCAAAAAAGGTCGGTCGTGGCTCATTTGCTCGCAGAATCCCTGCGTTCAACTATGTGCCTTTTGCAGAGAAAAATGCAAGAGATACTAGCTTACGCTTCTTCGTTGAAAGAATATGGTTTGAAATAGCTAAACAAAAAGCAGAGGAGATTTTTAGATAATGTCAGAGTCTACATTTAACCCAAAGATTAAACTTGAAATCGACGCTACAAAGGCTGTCGACCAGCTTTCAAAACTTGCTGATAATGTCAGTAGGTTAAAACGCATGATTGAGGAACAGAACCGTGACCATGTGGACATTAACACCGATGTTTTCAATAAAAAGGTCGATGACGCTAAGAAGAACTTAATCAGCCTCGGAAAATCCCTCACTTCGATGTCTAAAGACGCTACTGGGGCGACTAAGGCTGTTGGCGATGAGTTAGACAAACTTCGTGCTAAAACTACTCAGAAGATTACTTTTGATGGGCTGATTACGGCCCTTGATAAACTAGCTAGCCGTATTGACCAAATTATCACATCGAACATTAACGCTCTTCGTGAGTCGTTAAGAGGTGCGGCACGAGATGCTGAACATACTGTCACTACGATGAATAATCAGCATATTTCTCGTACCTTTAACCAGTTGAAAAAAACGATTGGTGAAGTCCGTGAAGAGGTCAAAGGGCTATCAAAAAACAAGGTTGAGGTGGACACTGCTGGTGCGACTGAAAACACAAAAATCCTTAAAAATGAAATCAGAGGGGTTCGTGACCAACTCGAAAATAAGAGGTTAAGTTTCCAAGATGACAAGGCGGTACAACAAATCACTAACCTTATTCGTCTTGTTGCTAAACTAAAAGAACAACTCGAAGATTTATCTAAGAAGAGCCTCAATGTGAATATCACCAATGAAGGCTTTGCCCAGATGATTAAGAGTGTGAATAATATGTGGGATGTGCAAAACCAACAGATTAAGCGCACCTCGTATGAGGTTAAAAAACAAAAAATTGACTTCAAAGATTTACATAGTTCTGCTAAGGCTACTTCAAGACAGATTGACTCTTTTGTTGGTGCAACTGCAAAAGGGACTAAAAACCTGTCCTTAATGAAAAAAGGCATGGTTTCTATAAAAAGTAGTGCTGATAAAACAAAAGACACTGGTGTCAAATTTTCTGAAGGACTACTTAAAGGCTTTTACGCTACTCGTGGTCTTGCTTCTGTCTTTGAACAAGCTCAGATGTTCTCATACCAAATCTGGCAAAATGTTGAAAACATGGGTAGGTCTCTACTTAATACCGCTATACCTGCCTTGAAGAAATTGAACGATAGTGGCTTTGAAATGGCTAATACCTTTGAGACTGCTCGAATTGGTTTTAAGCTATTCTTCCCAAATGATAACCCAGATACTCTATCTAAAGAAATCAAGAAGCGTGCTATCGACAATACCGCCTTTAACTCTGCTGACCTCGCTAAATACGCTGGCCAGTTTGCCCCAATCTCTAATGGCGACTCTAAGCTCGCTCTCGACGCACTTGAAGGTATTGCTGACCTCTTAATGGCTTCTGGGCAAGAAGTCTCTACCTATCTTGATAAAATCGTCACTAACACTATTCAAGTCGTGACTACGGGTAAAGCTACTGCTCGTGACTGGCGTGAGTTCACACAAAAGGTACCTGTGTTTGAAAAGATACTTAAATCTGTTCAACCTGACCTTGCTCAGCGTGTTAAAGACCCTAGTGCTGAAATCTCACAGTCTGATACGAAATATCTCTTGCAAGCACTTCAACTTGTTCACACAAAGTCTAGTATCTCTAATGTTTCTAAAGACTATGCTCGTTCATACGCTGGTCTTAAACAACAAATGCAAGAAACTATTCAAACTACCATGGACGAAATTGTCACAGGGTCTGGTTTTTATGATGCTATAAAAAATGTCTTCAGAGAGCAAGGCCGTATGTCTGACGCACTTAACTCGTTCATCAAACCGATTTATACGAAAATGTCTAAGTTCGTCCGCTCTATCGATTTCGACAAGGTCGAACAGGTTGCAAGGGTATTATTTAATGGTATTAGTGAAATTGGCAAGACTGCTGTTGACGCACTGCGTGAAATTACTGGTGGGTCTGATATTTATTCAATCGCTAAAAAAGGTATTAGACTAATTGTCGAAATAATTAAGGGGTATATTGACGGGCTTAAAACGGCAGCGAATATTCTAAAAGGTGCCAGTAAACTACTCAACATCCCGAATTTAAGCAGTGTTATCGGCTGGCTTGCCTCTCCTGCTGGTCGTGGCATTTCTCAAGCTTTCACAGGCTTAGCTGGCATTATTCAGAGTATTGCTAACGCTTCTACTCTACTTGAAAAAACAGCAATGGGAAAAACCTTCTTAAAGGGGTCTAACATAGCGTGGGACTTCATAAAGAAAAAAACTGCCGATGCTATTCACACTAAATTTGGTCTTGATTACTCGAAAATATCAGCATTAGGCAAGGCTGTCGGCAAATCTGCTTCTGTACTACTCAAAGGAGCAATCGTTTATTTTGTGAACGAAGCTGTCACTTCTATGGCAGCATCCATTACTGGTGGTGATACAGGATTAACCGCCCTTGCTGGTGTTGCTACTGGCGGTATCGGTGGGGCTATGGCTGGCGGTTCTGTTTTTGGGGCACCAGGTGCAGCAATCGGTGGTGCTGTTGGTGCATTGATTGGTGGCCTAAGAGGTGCAGCCAAGGCGACTGAGGAATTCGCTAAACGAGTTAAACAATCTACCGAAGAGGCTAATCAAAAACGCAAAGATGCGTGGGATGCTCACGCAAAACCTCTTGCTGACCAAGTGTTTAAGGCTCTTCAAGCTAGTGGACACGGTATTGATACCAATAGTGCCGTCGGTAAATTTGCCTATAATCAGGTGAAGGAATACTTCAGACAGGGCGGTAATAGCCTTGAAAAAGCTATGGACATCGCTAGAAAGCAATATCGTTCTAAATTGGTCAACAGCAAACTCGATGAATATACAGAAAGCAAAGAATTCCGAGCCCTTGGCAATACTGGTAATATCTTCAAATACAAAGGCACTGAGCTTACTCAATCACAACGAGACCGCCGTGACAAATTGGCTGAACTCTTAAAGCTCTATAACTTAAACGGTGATAGCTCTACCTATAGCTACGACGATAAATCTAATGAAGAAATCGTCTCTGATTACTTTAAGGGCACCCCGATGACAGAAGAACAGGTAACTGCACTTCTCAAAAATGAAGGCGTGCAACTCGATGCCACAAGACAAATCGTCAACTGGGACATCCCATCTGTTGTCAATAAGCTTGGTGAGACCATAGATAAGTCTTTAATAGATAAAACCAAAACGAACAAAGAAACAATTGAGGGGGCAGCTAAGACTGTTGTTGAAGGTTTTAAGGACGCATTGTTGATGCGTGATTATGATGCTGTAATTAAAAACAACCAAGAATTGATGCAAAAAACAACAAACGACAACTGGGTGACTGGGGAACGAAAGTTCCAGCTTATGCCTACTGACGGCGGCGAACCTTTTGAGGTAACTACTAAAGGTGGTAATTTTGTTGGTGATGATGCTACAAGAGAAAAAATTACTAAGCTGAAAGATGATTATATGGACTTCAGAAATAGGGTTAGTAAACAACCTGAGTCTGATTATCAAAAAGAATTATTAAAGAAGATAGACAATGCTACCAAATTCTTAGCATCATTAGATGGCTCGCTCGGTGAGTCTACTCCTAGCCCACTCCCTATCCCACTAAAATTTGACTTCTTAAAATTCATTACTGGCATCCGTCCTCCGAAATTTGCTACTGGTGGTGCGGTGGGGGTCGACACTGTGCCTATCATGGCTCAGCGTGGTGAATTTGTTGTGAGAAAAAGCGTAGTTGATAAGGTGGGACTCCCTGCCATGTCTGCTCTTAACCTAGGTGATACCAAACTTGCCTCCTCTCTCATGGGAAGGCCTAATACTGTTTCTGATAATCACGCTCGTACCTATAACGACACGACAAATAATAACCATCGTAGCGTTAGACAGTTTATTAAGATTATTAACAAAAATAATTCTGGTGCTGGCAATTCATACAGAAGACTCGGTGCGAGAGCGGCACTCGGTGCTATCTACTAACCATATTTTGGTATACCAGTATCAGGTACATAAATTGGGGTGCGTTTGTCAATCGTCTCTGCGTCCATAGCATCGTTATAATTTGTATTGCCATACTCTGGGTATAATGTTCCAAGTTCAGAACTTGTTGTGACATCAGGGGTTTTGGCTTTTTCATGCAATTTATATGCCATTTCTTGATTAGTATTTGGACGAAGTTCTTTATCAAGGGTGATTGTTGCTACTTCATTTAATTCAGGGTCAAAAGAAATAATCCTCTGGGTGATGTAAAAACACTCATCAACATGAGCAATGGTAATCTCTGTTGGCTCGCCACACTCATCCACACGAGACACTTTCTTGTCATAAAGAAAACGCACTCTCTTCCCTACCATATCAACTGCTGGTAGTGCTGTTGTATTGAATTGATACTGCCATTGTGGGCGTTGTGCTTTTAGGAACCTGATTGCCCTATTATAAGCACGCTTAGTAATCTCGATACGGTCTGCATCGGTGATTTCTAACTCGACTTTCTTATCGTTCTCATCTGTATATTCAAGGTCAGGAATAGGGTAAAGGTCAGAAAAATTATACACAGTATGATACACTGCCCCGTTGTCTTTACCTAACTGCTCAAGGTCAGTCACATAATACTCACGGTTCTCGTTATTCGCCATAACAGGTATGTCGATGTTCTCATAGACTTTCTCGTTGTTAATCTTCTTATGTGTTTTATTGTCATAAACTGCATCAGGCTGAAGGTTGATATTGAATTCATATTTCTCTACTGGGAATAATGGGTCTTCAAGCGTGGCTTTATTTTCATAAATCTCTTTAAGGGTTAAATGTAATACCCCCTCTCCTACATCCCCACAAAACACAGCAGCACGGTTAAAATGGTCTGTTAAATCTTGTGAACATACTGGGTCGCCTAACATTGTGACTAGCGAAATGTCTTTAGCTGGGTTAAAATCACACTCTTCAAGGTCATAATCTAAAACATTTTGTGAGACGATGATTGAATAATCACACTCATCTTGGAAATTAGAAATCTTCACCCCATCACCAAAATTACCATTGGTCGGTTCGTACCACATCTCATGACCAGAAATAGTACCTAAGAAATGTAGGTCTTTGGTGTTTTTCATAATCTCTGCTAAGGCTTCTAACTTATTAGTCGATGAGAAGTTCATCTCAAGCTTTGTGTTATACGCATAAGCGTCCATCTCAATCGTTACAGGAATTTCCTGTGGGACATATAATCTCTCTACTGGTGATAAGACATCAGGGTTTGCTTGTATGTGTCTAGTGGCTGTGCCGATTGGAAGAATTGGGTAATCTTTGTTTACGGTGAGATTGGTCAAATACCCAATCTGTCTCAATACCTGTTCATTTTTAACATAGTCATCAGGGAAGCTCAGTTTAGCGACATTTTCTACACAATGCCCGAGTGGCATATTTTTTACAATAAGATTGATTGGCATGAGCCACTGCTTCATTTCTGCCATACGGTGGACGAGAGATAAGGTTGCTATCTCGTCTTCGTAATTAACTTCAATTGACTCTACGATACAAGCCATACCATATTTACGCTTATTATTAACCATGACAGATATCAACACACGATAATTATTCAAATTAGTCACAGGAATACCTTTATCGTCTTTTGGTAAGTCTTCAATAGGAATAGTGATTGAAGCAGTCGGGACATCGTCTAAAGCCTGTGTAATGGTCAACCCATTGCCAACTAGTCTTGTCCCTCGGCAGACTTCTTCGTATTTAATCTTATACCCAGCATAGGTCTCACTATCTAAGACTTTTTTCTGGAATATATAATAAACTGAACTTCTTGTCATCTTGACTTAATTATATGCTGAAATTGATTGGTATAATTATATTATTATGGTACGAGTTGAAATATCTTATCGTGACGATACTGGGAATAATGCTTGGCTAGACATTACACAGTCATTAGCTAAACAATTCTCTGCTGGACTCCCTAGTGGCTTCGGTAAGGAAGACTACGGTATTTACCCAGATAAAACTGCCAAAGACCACGAGTCTGGCCACTGGTATGACCTGCGTATGTGTATTTATGACGCTGTACAAGACGCTAAGGCTCAATTAGAAATTGCTAAACAAAATACTTCTTCTAGTTCATCTGGGGCGAATAATGTCGAACTTGCAGAGAAAAAACTAGCCAGTCTTAAAAACTTCTTTGATGGACGAGCGCACGCAATTAAGGTAACCGATACTGAAAGCAAAACAAATAGTAATTTAGGTGTGAATATCAGGGTATTGATGGAATATAGATATACATCACGAAACGCATAGAAAAAGAGATGTCCAGGGTGAAAAACATCTCTCTTTCCAAACAAATATATGGAGCACGAGGTGAGAGTCGAACTCACTAATGTAGCTTTTGCAGAGCTATCTCTAACCGTTTGAGTTCTCATGCGTTTCTGATACTACAATAACATATCAGCCATCTCTTGTAAATCTATTTCATTTTGCCTTCGGGTGGACTCATCTAGTCCATTTTTTTGCATATTAAGTGCATCTTCTAGACTAATGAACTTCACCGCCCAACGGTCTGTTGGGAGGACTCTCTTCTTTGCTCGTTCTTTTGGAGACATCATCTCATACGACTCTCTCGCATGAATATTTGCATACTCACCATAAGCCACCATCAACTCTTCCACCGTCCACTCGGTCAATATTTGGTAGGGTCTTAACCCTAGCTCTTTCGCTACGAAATGAGCCATAGCTGACCAGATGTTTAGGCTCGCATTATATTTTAATTTTGCGTCTGGGCTGCTGGTGCGGTTGAGGTTTTCTGCATAGATTCTAAAAAATTGCTAGTCTCGTTGATGATGTTTGGCTCGTTCTCGATTAGCTGTACAAGAAATGTGAATAATTCTCGTGCGTGTTCTAGACGCTCTTTTCTTTCACCAAGAACAAGTGAAGCTAACTCTAAAATATCTTCTGTGTGATTGATAAAGACCTCACCAACATGAGCTTGCAACATCTTTGCTGAATACCCTTCTTCGGTCAAAACACCGATGTCTGTTAAAATCGTCAACAGAATAGATGATACCTTTGTACGATAAAGAGGTTTGACTCGTTTGTTTTTATAATGGAGCGTGCCAGTATATATCTTTCTCTCTGGGTCATAGTCGAGCATACTTTGGTCTGTGGCTGAGACTTCTTCAGGCATATATTCATACACAATCGTGTAATCGCCATTTGTTGGATGTAGATTATTTGGGTCGCCGACTACTGAGACATTATTGCTCTTCGGGTCGATAGATATGGCTGGGCTGTCCTGCATATTGTTATCAATCGCTTGAGCCATCTGTGCTAATTGTTCGTTGCTTAATTCAGGTGTCATATTGTATTTATTCCTTTAGCTTATTTCTTATCGTTATTATAACTTGTGTTTTTCTTTTTAGCTTCAGTTTCAACATCAGGGCTAGGGTTGGCTGTCTTCTTAGTCATCAGCTTCGTCTCTTTAGCCAGTTTAGCAGCGTCTGCAATCTGTTTCTCAGCTTCAGCACGGGTCTTCTCAATATCTGCTTGAGCTTTCTTGTCTAACAATTCATACTCACGGAACTTGACTTCACCCTTAACCCCTGAAGCACGACAAATATAATCTGATAGCTGGTGTGAATATCTCTGTTGGAACGGACGAATTGTCTTGTCCATAGTGAATTCAAGCATTGAAGACATACCTGTATTCCAGCCAGATGACTTGCCACCGACAAGCAATGAGTGAATACCATAAATATCTGCCACCACATCTTTAGCATCGTTATAAATACCTAAGTAATCTGGCAACCTAACTGTGCCTTCGAGCTTCTTAATTTCTTCAATCTGGTCTTTACGGACAATAGACATACGAGTCTTCTGAGACTTCTTCATCTTCTCGGCAAGACGCTTAGCAGCTTCCATTTGTTTATCTGAAGCAGTCTTGACCATCTTCTT